TGATCCCGGATGAACAGAATGTCTCCGTCTACATAACCATGACCGTTCTTCGTGATCACTATAGGGGACGCATTCGTTGAAGACGTGGGGGTTTGCGTGGTTGTGGAATAGGGCCCACATGTCCATTTTGCATTACCGACCGCTACCGGATCAGGGCTTTTTGCGATCTTGATGATATCGCCTGCAGCGATTCGCGAGGCCAGCGCTCCGGAGGTCATTGTCTTCCAGGCGAGCGCCCAACTGCTTCCGTCATTACTGTCATCGCCATTTACAAAATCAAGATAGAAGGTCGCCATTATACGTGCTCCACCTGCACCAGTTGAGGATAGAAAAACATGCGGTCCGCGTGGGTCGCGATCCCGATGATCTGAATAACGTTGTTCGATGCCGATGGCCGCGTTTGGGTCAGGGTGTTGCCCGTGGTCCCGGTGAGCGACAGATATATGGGATTGCCTACCACCCAATCCCAGGAATCGTCTCGAGCGATCCCGCCCGGGGTGAGCCAATTGCCGGTGGCGTCCTGCGCGATCGATTCGTCGGCGCACATAAACAGCCCCCATGCGTGGTCAACGAGGTCCGCTTTCGCCAGGGCTATCTTTCCCGCTGAATCGATCCTGCCTACGTCTCCGAAAGCAACCGCGGCGGCGGCCGTCAAGGAGACCTTTTGTCCAGAAATCACATGGTCGCTGGCCGGTGCCGGCACAAGGTCGTATCCTATCAGCGTCGCCAGCTCTGCGGACGAGAGCCCCTTGATCCCGCCCGATGCGAGCCTTCCCAGGACCTGCTGCTCGCCGATCGTCATGGGTAAGGGCGTGTTGTCCGCGTTCGCGGCCAGGATCGTATAGGCATCAAAGAGGGTCTTGGCGACGTATGCGCTCCTTAGTATCAGGCCCCACAGCGCTCCGTAGAAATTGTCATCCGCCGTATTCCGGTACCCGAGAACGACCAGGTTGTAGGTCAGGAAGTTGCTCGCGGAGCCGGTGGCGATCGCTGCCTTGCTTACCGTCAACGCGGCGTCGTTGGTTTCCGACAGGGTGACAAAGGCAAACTCGTTGTTAAGGAGCGTCACGCTTCCCGCTGGAATGCTGTTGTGGGTAGCCAGCCCGTTCGTGTTGTTGAAATAGAGGTGTATCGTCCCTGACCAGGAAAGGCCCCCTGTTGACGGATTGTAGGCCACATCGCCGTCGGAGGCGATCGTGTTGTTCTTCAGGAAGGTGACGCCCCTGTCCAGATAGGACAACGGGCGGTTCATCTCCTCGGCCTTCCACTTCGTTATATCGTCGGACCACGGATCGTGGAAGTTGTTCCCCATGTGTTCCCCTTAGGCGTCGGCCATTGCGTCGAAAGTCTCGTAGTACGCTATTGCACGGATGGTGCCCTGGGCCGTGAAACTGCCGCCGCCGCTCTTTGTAATCGCGATATTCACGGTGTCCGTGGAGATCTCCGCCGCGTGCATCCTGTTCACCTTCGTATTCTGGGCCACCGCCGAGGCGGAAGCCAGGCTCGTTGTGGACCCGCCGGAATATGCCGCGTCCCAGAGTTCCCCTGTCGCGAGGGCCGCGTCAACCCGGAACTGAACGCCCAGGAGTCTTGCTCCGGAGGGGATGCTGAGGGTTATAGCGACCGACGCGGAGGCTGTGATATCGGCGGTGGCTTCCGCTCTCTTGCGGATATACCCGCCTGTTGTGCCGGCCACTCCGACACCGGTGAACTCCGGGGAGTCGGAGGAAGACAGTGCCAGATCGGTCTTGAGGTCGGAAAAGGATATCGCGACGATGCCCCCGGAGGACCTCCGTCCGACGACGGAGCCGGCGCCGAGGAGTGCCCTCTCGATGTATACGGAGCGAAGGACCAAAGGCCATAGCGAACCGTAGAACATATCGTCCGCCGTATTGCGGAAACCCAGAACGAGGATATTGTAGGCAAGGAAGTTGCTCGCCGCGCCCGGCGAAAGCGTTGCACTGGCCACGGCGAGGACGGCGTTGTTCACCTCGGACAGGGTTACGTATGCGAAACTGCCGTCTGAAAGCGTTATATCCCCTGCCGCGATGCTGTTGTGCGTCGCCAGGCCGTCTTCACGGTTAAAGTAGATATGGATTACACCGGTCCACGTGAGTTTGCCGGTGGATGAATCATAGGTGACTACCCCGTCGCATCCGACCATGACGTTCTTCAGGTATGTCAGCGCTTTGTCTAGTCCCGACAGTGGCGGGTTCAGGTCCACCGCTACGTATCTCGTGTTTTGGTCAACATATGGCGAATGATAGTTATGCACTGATGGCCTCCCTTATGACCACATTTCCCCGCCCGAGGCGTTTAAGAGCGTCACGTACCCGTTAGCCAGGAGCGATGTTCCGCTCACCGCCGCCTTGAGCAGCGGGCTGATGTCGCCGGGATCGGCGAGGTTTCTCGTATAGGTGAACTGCACCGAGGTCCCGCCGGCGCCCGCGTGCTGGCCGATCTTCGTCGTGCTGCTGCCTTCCTCGACGCTCTTCACCGTACCGTTGCCGGAGAGGAATTCGAGGGTAACGTACCAGCCGCCGGCATCTCCCTTGGCGACGGGGTGGCCGTATTGATCGAAGATCTCAATCGTGATGGTCGTGCTCGGCTCTGTCCATGCCAGCTCGTCATCTGCGATGGTCATTGCAGCCGACCTGGCTGCCGGCGCCACGTAGGGGACGTTGATGTTCGCCTGGGTGATTGAGGTTGCCCCGCCCGGTACGAGGACCGTGCCAAGGCAGAGGTGATCCGCCGGCGTGTCAGGTCGGACAGGGCTTGCCGATGCTATGCCCTGGATATAGTCCACGATCATATTGACGCCGATCGCCGCGAGGTCGATCCGAAAATTCCCCACAGCCGGGGCCGCTGTAATCGGTACCGCCGCCGCTATCTGGCCCATCTTGCCGCCCATCCCCATTATATAGGCAGCCGCTCCCATGGTTATGGGACCGAGCGGGTAGTTGACACCCCCGAACCTCAGTGTTCCGACCCTGGCCAGGACGACCATCGAGGGCGATTCCGTCGCGATGAGGTTGCAACCATCGATGACCGCGTTATCCGGGACGGGGTTCTCCGGTAGTACGGGGGCTCCGCTGCTGGTCGAAGGTATCGCCTGTCCGTGTCCGGCGACTTCGATATACCCGTGGACTCCGCCCTTGTGAATGATCCTGACGGCATTTCCGGGTTTGAGCCATGCCGGGACGGTCTGCCAGTTCTGGGGGTAATGGGCCGTGACAAGCTCGTTGCTGCCCTGGATCTTCACCCGGCAGGTGCTGTTTGCCAGATTGACGTCCCAGAGAACGGCGTCCCTCGACTCAACCCGCTTCTCTGCCTCTTTTTCCATCTTTCGCAGAAGATAGCGCTTGCCGTAGAGCCTCATGAAAGCACCCATCCTTCGACCCGGTCGAGAAAGTACCCATTGCCTCGCGCGTCGGACTTCTTCATGACCCTTTCCAGTTCCGTGACAAAGACGTTGAGGGGCTGTTTCGAATAGGGATGAAGTATCTGTATGGTGTCGCCGTCTTCGTTTCTCAGGTCTGCCGCCATTTCGAAGCTGCACCTGTTTCTCTGGAGGCGCGCGACCTTTAGTTCCTGATCTGCCACCGCCTGACAATCCGATGCAGAGTAGCAGAGCGCATCCTGTATCGTTTTGGTGATCACCTTCCTTACCTGTGCCTGGTGGACCGCATCGTTGGCTTCCCCCTGGACGGTGCGCTTCACCTTGCCTACCGGGCAAGCCCATATCTCGTAGTCGTAGCTGCCTGTCGCCCCGAGGATCATCATGGTGGTCCAGGTGAACAATGCAGTCAGATACGAGCCAAGACGAATTGTGATTCCCGTGCTCGAGCCGAAGCCAAATACCTGCACCATATCAGGCAAGAAATAGCTCCCCACCAGGGCCGCGAGCGAGATGATCAATTCCTCCGTGAGGTCGGGGGCATCGATATTGATGATACAGTACCTCTCGCCTGGGTCCACGTCGAGGAGCTGCTCGGATATTTCTCCGGAGAGCTCAAAGCCGATCGACGTAGACGTCTTGATCACCACAAGCCTGGGATAGCGGCACTTGCGGGACTGATCGTCGCTGTACCAGATGACATGGTCCTCGGAACCGGTGTTGTAGGCCACCTGGCCGTTAAGGCCCGCTATCCTCTCTTCCGGGTACAAGACCTCGATCTCCGTGCGTTCCGTACCCGTCACTATCACCCTGTTGATGGTCGAGGAATAGGAGTCGTCGGGGCTGAAATTGATGATCTTTGTCGTGTCGGGATAGACGGTGCTGAGGGGATTGCTGTCGCTGATTCTCCTGGCGACGGCGTCATCGTTGCAGTCGATCCGGAGATAGTACCCGTAGCGGTTAAGGACCTCCTCGAGTATGGTCTTGAGGTCGGATTCTATCCACTGATGGGTGAGCGGCGTCCTGCCGGCCCATGCGCCGAGGATGATGTCCTCTTCCGCCATGTCCGCATTGGCGATAAGAAGGTCCCGCACTATCTCTTCGGGGTGCTTGCCGTCAAAGAGCACAGTGGCCGCCACCTCCTGATCGATCCAGTACTGGCTCTTGTCCTGTGCGGTCACCTGCATCACCGGATACTCGCCCCTGCCATAACGGACCTTCTGGCCAGTGACAAGGAAGTACCCCATCGGTTGCCAGTAGTCGGAACCGGAGATCCTCTCCCCGAAACGCAGCCGAAGCCTGCGCCCCTTTGCGAGATAGGGGCAAAGAAGGCTGTTGCGGTTGTGGACATCGAAGAGATGGCCATGGGAGACCTCAAAGGAAAGACTCGCGGGAGAGCCGTCGACGGACCGCCTGTAGACGATATCGGTGTCCAGCGTGAGGTAGTCGTTGAGGTTGAGTTCGACCCCTTCCTTGTCCCACATTGCCGACAGCCTGGTGCTGTTCTGCTGGGTCCAGAACGCATAGAGGGCGGACTCGGCGGGATCAACCAGGCATGCGGCTTCATAGTCCTGATAACCTTTAACGAGATTATCTGCCGTTCCCCACGTCCATACGCCGCCCGCATAAGTCCCGATCCTGTACTGGGATTGCTTCATGACGCCATAAACGGAAAAGGCGGTGATGCCACGAAGATTGTGAGGCTCGATCGGATCCGTCGACCCAAAGTAGATCATGTCTTCCTCGAGGTCATAGCGGCACACATACGCATCAAACCCAATATCGAAGATGCCCGGGACATTGATTGCGTTATAGACTGTCCAAACGTTTGTTGCAAGGTCAAATATCGCAATTCCCATGCCGGAGGTGCCTATCATCAATCGATGATTATCAATGGCGACGGTTCCATATGCCTTGAGAGCGGCCACTCCAAATCCGTTTGAGAGCGGCTCTTTCTGCACCAGTTCGGACGCGACGTTGATCTTGTACAAGTATCCCGGGTCCTCATTTGCCGAACAGCCATAGACGACCCCGCCCACCATGCAGGCATCCGTCAAACCCGCATGTGGAAAATCGGTCTGAACCGTGTCTTTAAATGTCTTCCAGCAGCCGCCCGACGAGATATTGTACAACTTGACCGCTCCGTAGCCGCCCAAAGCGGCGGGATAGTTCACGAGGATCGTATCCTGCGACGCATAAATCTTGATCATACCCTTGTGTAAATTAAAGCCTTCCCCTGAGGGCCAGCCGCCGGCATATAAGTCCCTGACCACCTCGGTAAAGGCATAGGATGACCCGCTGAGCAAGGAAAAATATCCAATGATGATGAGCGTCGTGTATGCTGACCCTCCACCCACCTCAAAGATGCACCATATCCTATGATTCGCCGCATCGATAAACGTGGAGGTGCAAACACTGTGTGTAGGAACATAGCTCGCCCCCTCAAAACTCAGTCCCGTGACATTGCAGGACGGGTCATTGGGATTAAAATAGATAGTCTGGATCGTATCGCTTTCACCGTTGAGGATCGATATGCACTGGCAGACATTGAAAAGGTCGGCGGCGTTTCCAACGAGCTGCTGGTATTGTCCAGCGCCCATATGGTTAAGGCCGTAGGTTTCTGACACATGCCTACCTACCGGGAAGTGAGGGCTCGAGGCCTCGTCGTACCTCTTTATGACCTCCCAGCTGTCCGGATCCACAACAATCACGTTTGCCGGCACAGTGCCGATCGCGTTCACGGCATACAATTTTCTGTTCACTTCGTCAAAATGAATATTCATGACATTGCCGAGGGTCCCCCAGTTGAGGGTGGACGTACCCATGTGCAGGCAGCCGATGTATTCGTCATAGACGAGGTGCATCGATACGCTTGTCTTCTGGGCGGCAACGGGGTGCATGGCAACCTGCTTGTACTCGGTATAGCTCGTTAGCTTTGTCGGGGTACCCCATGTTGCCCCGGAGTCGGTGCTTGATGAGCAGTAGATGTTCGACAGTTCCAGGCCGGTTACATCGACCATCTCGGTATAGCCAAAGAGAAGCCATAGCTCTGTAGACCCGGCGAGCTTGAGGATATAGGGGTTCGCCTTCCTGTTGGCATCGGCGAGGCCGGCGAGGGTGATCTGCGTTTCGGCTGACCAGGTGATAAAGTCGGGGGATGTCCTTTTCTGCACCGTGTATGTCGGGCCGCTCGTCCATTTTGTGTAGATCATCAGGTACGAGTTATCGGGCATCCTGATGACAAAAGGTCCGCTGTATTGATTGGAGGCATCGGAAAACGTGGCGATGGTCCCGGCGGCCAGGGCGCCCCCGGATACGTTGATTACCCTGTAGCGAAGGGACCCCGTGATGCGGTACACGATGCCTATGTTTCCATTGGGCATTTCGGTTATCGAGGCGTCGCGGGCGAAACCCTCGATCCCTATGTCCACAACGGTGAACTCCGTCTTCTGGGCGTCGCTGTAGCGATACCTCAGATAATAGGGGCTTGTAGTGCCATGACTGCTGATGTAGCAGATCCTGCCCGTGGAATGGAGAATGCAGTTCGGGAACTGTTCATTGAGAACCGAGCCCATCAAAGAACCGTCAAAGGGGATGCTCGCGACGGTCTCCTGCGAGATGATCTCCACCAGGGGATGGCGGCTCTGCTCGGACATGCGTGCGGCGAGTGCCGGATCGAGGACCAGGCTCATCACGTCACCTCCGACATGATGAGCAATTCGAGCTTGACATCCTTGCGGTAGGCCACCTCGGTGTCGATCGTGTTGCCCTGGGTCTGGTAGTATTTTCCATTGAGGCTCAGGATCTCGACGGTGTAGGTCTTGCCGTTCTCGAGATCGGGATCGAAGCCCAACGTATCATCGGACTCGAGGAGGGCCTGCAGGGCATCGAACATGGTGCGGGGCATGTAGTCCCAATCCAGCGGGATCGTCTTGCCGGCAATGAAGACGCCCCAGGAGAAAAAGGCGCAGCTCGAATAGGTCTGCATATAGGCCGCGCTGCGTACCTTCGTGAACATCCCGTCGATGCTGCTGGGATTGACGGGGAACGTGTAGCCGCCAAGAACCATCGCCATCAGGTTGCCCTCCCCAGCTCTGCCTGCACCGCCTCTTCCACGGCGATCCTGATCCTGTTAGCCAGGCGGGGATCACCGTCGACGTTTACGGGGACGTTGATCTGGTACGTGTTTCCCATGTGCGCGCCGAGAGCCTTCATCTGGCCTGGCGTGAAAACGCCTTCTTCGTCTGTGATGATAGCCGCTCGCTCGCCGGGACCGATGCCGGTGTGGTAGCGCGGGGCATTGAAGAAGATGGACGGGTCCACGGCCCGGGTGAACAAAGGAGCATCAACGCCGGGGATGCCGCCGCCGTGAAAGCCCAATCCGGCTGTCCAATCCCCGAAGCCTGTCGAGTAGCCGGCAACGGAGGCACCGGTACCCGTGACGCCGCCCCCGAGGCCAAAGATCCCCGCGATCCCCCCGAAGAGGCTCATGAGGCCTCCGGAGGATTCGGAGCCCCCTCCCATGCCCGCCGTCTTCATCGCGTTGCCCGTCATTATCCAGTTTGCGAGCATCTCGGCGAGCATGTCCTCCCAGACCGTAAGGAGCTTGTCACCGAAATTCTTGAAATACTCGGTAAAGTCCTTGAGTTCCCCCTTTCGCAAATCTTTGAGGGCGCCGCCGAGGGAGTCCTTTATGGCGTCCCCCTGCGCCTGGAAGACCTGGGCGCCATACTCCCCGGCCGTTTTCATGTCGAGCTTGTACTGTTCGAGCTGGGCCTTGTAGCCCTCTGTGAAGTCGTTGCCCTTGATACCCTTGACGATATTCGCGCGGAGCCTCTGGTCGGCCTTCCACGCGTCGACCGCCCGGGGGTCTGCGCCATCCTTCAAGTAGGCCGCTCCCTGGGCCTCTATCTGCTCGAGCCTGAGCTTGTGCGCCCAGGTCTGCATACCGGAGATGTTCTGGATAAGGTTGTAGTTGATGTCGGCGATCTTCTTCGCATTCTCCGTTTCCTTGTCCAGGATCGCGGCGGCGGCGTTGGCGTGGATCTTCACCTCGAGTTCCCGGAACTCCTCCTCGGTGATCGCTCCCCTGGCCCAGATCTCCGCGAGCTTGTCTATCTTTTCCTCTTCCTTGTGGATCACCTGGTTCGCGTAACGTTCGTTTTCGGTCCTGCCGTAGTCGATCTCGTCAGAGAGGAGCTTTTGATAATCCTCGTAGAGCTTCTTCATCTCCTTCTCGGTGGCGTACTCTATGCCCTGCGCGAGCCCGGCCCTGACCTTTGCGATGAACGGGGCGGTGTCGATACCCGCCTTGTCGGCCTGGTCCTGTATCTTCTTGATGAGCGTCTCTGCGTCGTTCGTCAATTTCAGGATCTCGCTGTCCTGCTTCTCCAGCTGAGGATTCATCTCGGCGACCCTGTTCATCCATGCCGTCGTCTCATCGGTAATCGCTCTAAGGGTTTCGGCGTATTTATCCTTTTCGTCCTTCCCTGCAAGTAACGGGGCGTCGTAGGGAGTCGTCTTCTTTCTCGGGGATTTGCCGACATAGTCCTTGTTCATGAGTCCCTGGATCATGGCGCCGTAGCCTTCGGCCTTTGCCTTGAGGCCGCCGAGAATATCGACGCCCGCGGGGTTCTGTATTTCTTTGATGATTTTATAAATACCCACCGGGGCGGTTATGGGAGTCGCCATAAGCAAGGCGTATTTGCCGTATTTTGCCGCTGCCTGCCCTATGGCGGTGCCCACAAGGTCAAAGCTGGCTACCACTCCTACGCCTACCGCTACGAGGCCCTTGAGGGCAAATCCCAGGGAATCTATAACAGGCGCAAGGGCGCCGCCGTCCTTGATATTCTCGATGAACACCTCAGACATGTTGAGAAGCCCGGGGACCACCTGCATGGCGACCCGGGAGGCCACGTTCCCGAATACCATATCGAGCTTCTCGAAGCTCTCGTTAAGCGCGGCGGCCTGTTTCATGCTCACTTCATCGAATCTGAAACCGAGCTTCTCCATCTCTTCCCGTGTCTCGCGGATACCTTCCGATCCCTGGTTGAGTATAGGGATCATGTCCTTGCCTGACTTGCCAAATATGGCCATGGCATAGGCCGTTTTGCCCGTGCCGTCCGCCATCTTCTGGAACTTGTCCGCGATCTCCGGGATGATCTGGTCCATGGACTTGAGGCGCCCCGAAGAATCCTTGACTGAGATGCCAAGGGCCGCCATGGATTTGCTTGCCCCGCCCATGTCGACCGCTGCGCCCTGCATGTTCTTTGCGAGGATGCCCATGCTCTTTGACACGCCCTCCATGTCCATGCCGGTGAGCTTTGCCATGTAGCCGAAGACCTTGAGCGTTTCGTAGGAGGCGCCTGTCTTCTGCATCAGCAGCTCCATGTTCTCCGCTGCCTCTGTGGTCCCTCGTATGAGTTTGTAGATACCGGCGATAGAAATGCCGGCGCCGAGTCCCGCGAGGGCAGAGCCGAATGAGGAAAACCCGGAGCCGAGTTTCGACAGCATGCCCGTGTGCTTGCCGAGCAGGTCGTTGTTGGCTCTGGTGATCGCGGCGTTCTTTGCCTTTTCTGCTCTCTCGATCTCCTTGGCGGAAGCCACACCGGATTTCTTTATCGTTTCATAGGCGGCGGTGATCTCCGACTTCTTCTTGTTGATCTCCGCGATCGACGTCGTGGCGAGTGTCTTGTAAGCGTTGGTGATCTCCTGGCTTACCTTTATCGCCCGCGTTCCGTCTGCTGATATGATGAGTTTAACGTCGCTGTCGGCCATTGCCTTTTCCTTTAGGGAGACTGTCTATAATGATGCCCTCGCAGATTCGGACCTGATTCCAGAATAGTTCGTCCGTCGGGATCCCCATATCGTCAGCCACTCGCGCGACCGTGTTCCAGTCGAGGCCATAGGCTCCGGCAAATGCCACCCGTAGCTGTGTCGAACACAGACGAAGACACGAGTATACCGGGTCGTTCTCCGGAAGCAACTGCGGGGGCGCCTTCGAACACTCCTCGCAGCTGAGCACTTTCTTTCTCTTCTTCGCTACGGCCTTGCATGTGTCGCAGTACCCCTTTTTGTCTTTGCCGTAGGCCCAGGCTACGGCGTCTATGAGTTTTTTTGCTGTTCTTCGACGACCTGGAATCCCAGTTCATTTGCCTTGTTGATGACCCTGACAAGTATGGCTTCTTCTCCGGAGGGGACCGGCATATGAAGGAGTTTCTTCTTGCTGTCGAGGTTTATCTCCACGTGGGAGACCGATCCGTCGGCGGCCTCTTCTCCCAGACCTTCTATGTCCTCGATGAGGTGATCGTACATCGCCTCGAGGATCGCCTTATCTTTCGCCTTGCCCTCTTTCATTCCCTTGAACCTGGCCCTGATCGCGTCCTCTATTTTCGGGGTTTTGGGCCGTACTTTGACCCGTATGGTTGTCCCCCAGATCTCTATCTCCATCCATTCGCCCTCGCGGGGTGTACCTTCGTTCCTCATGACGAGCATTGATTTTCCTCCCTTGACTCGTTAAACCGTTGCCTGGGTATTGACAAGTATCGCCCTTAAGGCACTTGCGGCCGATGCGCTGCCGTAGAATGCTTCAAAGGCCAGTTCTACTTTGATGCCTTCATCACCGCTTATCGCCGGGGACTTGGGCTGGAGCTTCACTTCATCCATGATGAAGGTGAGTTTTTCGTTGCCCAGGGACCCGGCGCCGGTACCCCGCTGGAAGTCGACTTCGATTGATATCGTCGTATTCGCAAGGGCAAGGTTGTAGAGCAGCACATCTTGAAAAAAGGTCGTCATCGTGCCCTTAACCGCGACCTTCCTGGCAGGCAGTGACACCCTCTCGCCGGGGTTCGATCTGTCTATGGCATAGTTGCCGCCGTCGAGGCCGTTATCGAGCGAGAAGCTTATCGCCGTCACATCGGCGAGAATGGTCACGCCCTGCGTGATCTGGGCTCCGAAGGCATCAAAGGGGCTGAAGGGATCGACAAGCGCGTCATCATCGAAAGGAACGTCCCTGGGGGTTTCCTTTGCCCCCATGATATCGAAGTTGAGGGAGATAAAACCCTCCTGGGGGCAGTCGACATCCATCTTCGAGAACTTGCATCCGTTGTAGAGAAAGAATTTCCCGATATCCTGGAAGGCCTTCTCATAGCCGAAAGAGGGCAGCGAGCCGATGGTGAAGGTGTGGGTGTAGATACCGGATCCCGGGACCGTGGAGCAATTGCCGAAGGCATAAAGTAGCAGACGCTCGATGTAGGCGTTAAGCTCGCAGTTGAGAGGTCCGCCAATCGACTTGTTACCCCTGACCGGCTCCACAGGGTTCCGGTTCGACCGGAGCGTTTTGGAGCTCTGCAGCGGCCTGTCCATGACGACGCCCTCGGACACCAATGGGATGATCTTCCCCTGGGAAGACAGGGCCCGCACGTCATCGATCCAGAGGTTTACGGCGCCCTTGTCGACGTGCTGCTTGATGCCGGCGCTGATGACAGCCGTGCATAGGGCTGGATTCGCTAGGGCAAGTTTATGAAACGTCCACACGTTCTTGGGGGTTGCCGGGATGTTGAGCGTCTCGAGAGGACTTGCGCATTCGGCCGTTTCGTCCAGGAGCAGCTGCATATCATCGGCCTCGAGGGCGATATCGGAGCGGAACCAGATCCCGAGGTGCGTATATGCCGAGAGGTTCTTAGCCGGGAAATTGTTCGTGCTCAGGAGTTCATCGGCACCCGCGGCAAGGGCCACGGCTATCTTTGCCGAATGGGTACCCACCTTGAAGATCGCCGCATCGGCGGTATTGGTCACGTTCACGTTGGTGTGCTCGTCCCAGGCCGCTTCGCAGTCCTCGATGACGATCTCCGGGGATTGCTTGAAAATGCTTTCTGTAAAAACCGTGATTCTTGCCTCAGAGCCTTGTGCCTGCATGACTGCCTCCTATTCGTAGGGATTCCACTTCTTTGTCTGGTACGTTATGGTGAGGGTTATTGTTACTCCCCCGATAATTGTCTCCGCCTCTTCGACCTGCATCTCGTTGCTGACGGGATCCGTCCGGATGGCGAGCTTGTCCCAGGTCTGGTCGACGGCGATCGCCTTGATCACGTCGGCCAGGAGCGCCCGGATCTCCCGGGCGGTGGTCTTACCCTTCGCCGTCGCCACCTTGAATTCCATCGTAAGGACGTGATTGTGATACCCGATGGTGCCGGTGCTGGCGTTTGAATCGTCTTCGGAAACATCGCGCCAGCCGAGCGCCGGGAGTTCGCTCTCATCTATCGGGTTATCCCGCCACTCGAAGACGTTCTTTCCCAGGTCTGTGTTGTAGCCGTTGGCGATGAGGATCGTTTTCAACCTCGTGTCAACCTTGTTGCATATGAGCTGCCTCTTAGAGTCCATGTCAATCCCTCGATAGGACCAGTATCACCGATCCGTTGCCGTCCGGCTGGATCTCGATAATGGCATGTTCGACGCCGTTCACGGTAAGGGTGTCGTCGGCTGTGGGGGATACCGATCGGTTCCTTATGGAAACCCCGGCGACGTCGGCGGCCATGCACGCAAAGCGCGTGCGGTACGTCTGCACGTCGCCTATCGTCACCCATCCGCGCCCGAAATCACCCCTGACCTGAACGCCCCTGAATGTGACGACGCTCCCTGCGGCGTCGTTTATTATGTTGAAACCGGTCCTCAGGGCATTGTCGAAGATGGTCACTTGCTGCCCTCCTTGAGGTTGATGAAGATGCTTTTGCATTCTTCCTGGTAGCCCTTGTCCAGCTCGCGGTTCTTCAGGAAGCCTTTTGCACTGTCAACAGAATCAAAACAGTAGAAGCCATCTTTTATAGTAAAACCCACCGGATAGTACTCCGGAGGGGCAGGAGGTTCCGGGATCTGCTGTTTTATATATTCAGTCCTTACTATCTGACCGCTCGAGCCCGAACATCCCGTTAAGATCATCAAGAATAGGATCGCCAGTACTGCTCCCGCCAGAATTACTATTTGCCTCATTTCCTGTCACCCCCGGTTTTAAGCTGTCGATCCTGCGTATTTTCGACATCGTCTTCTCTTTGAGCCTGATCCGCGCGTCGCAGCCTTTGACGGCGTTGTCACGCTCCGACGTGAGGCTCGATATCGTGGCCACGTTCGTCTCGTTGGCACCCTTGCAAGTTTTGAGTTCCTCCTGCTTTACGGTAAGGGTCGCTTTGACGCCGTTGAGTCTCATCTGCTGGATCCACCCGACCGCGGCACCGCCTATGATCGCCGCGATGAGATAGGGCCATGCTACCCGGAGCACCTTGAGTGCGATTGCGTTCATTTCCTGTACCCTTCCCCCTTCTGTATCACGTCGTGCGGGTATCGGATGTTGACCTCGCAGAGGTCGAGAATCTTCCCGCTTTTCAAGCGGAGCTTTTTGCGGGCGCATTGCTGCTCAACGAGGGAGGTTTCACAGGACCCCGCGCGGCGGATTTCCCGATTGAGCAGGCCGGCACCGCCGTTGTATGAGCGGAAGGCGAAGTACCAGCCTGAGCATACTCCCGAATCGTAAAGTCGTTTATCATAGAGCACCATCGCTCTGATGTTCCACCGCGCATCATAGGGGTTCGGCTTTGTCGAGAGTTCTTGCAGGGCTTTCTCTTTACTGTGGATCTCATTGGCCGTGGCCGGCATGAACTGTCCGAGCCCCATGCCACCGTCAAAGGCCGTCACTCCCTCACGGCATTTGCTTTCCTGTTCGATCTGCCCCATGAAGTAGTACCAGGGCGCATCGACACCGATGAACACCCTTGCCTCTCTGATCACCTGGCTCTTGTATTTCAGGCAGCGGTTGACCGTCTGCCCGTTACAGGCCCAGGGTAAGACCGAGAATGACAGAACCAAGAAGCAGACCACGAAAAACAAGTATCGCAATCCTGCCAACATCGGTAATTCTCCCTTCTTTTTCCTGCCTGTCGAACGTCCGCTTATACCCGACGACCCATATAAGTTCAGCGAGCATATACGCTACACAGACCAGCCAGCACTTGTAGAGCACGGCGTCGATCATGTTGGGCTTGAGTATCCACACGAGCCCGAAAACCCCGGCGAGAGGGACGCCGAACCGGAGCGAGTACTTGATCAGCACGTTGGTGGACACTGGCGAAACCTCGATACTGCCCGTCTTGCTCTTGATGTACGCTTCAGCCTCCTTCGGCTTATCCTTGATCTCTTTCTCCGCCTCCGTCCTTCCCGTGATGTAGGCATTGTCTATCGCTTCCATGTACCCGGGGTTCCTCTTTGCGAAGAGAACTCCGATGAAAAACCACAGTGCCGACAGGGCCAGCAAGCCTATGATTATGAATACCGTTACCATGTCTACCTCCTCAGAAAACCTTCACCTTGAGCGTGATGAGTATGAGTATCATTAGGGCCCCCCCGACGGCGCTCCCGGCAAACATCCAAACGCAACTGAGGAGCCGCTGTTGCTCGAGCTTTTTCAGACGGTTGTCCATGCTCCGGAGCGTGTTGAATATGAACCAGTCCCGCTGTTCAGGCTGAATCTTTTCCCAGTCCTTCTCCGTGAACACCATGAACCCGTTATCCATCTTTCTTCCCCTCCGTCAGGATCCCCTCATTCCTAAGCCACTCGATGAAGATCTCGAGCTCGTTGCCCTCGGCATAACGCATCGCGTAGACAAAGATGTTACCGTCCTCGAGGTCCTCGATATGCCGACCCGTATCCCCATCAGGAGGCCGCCTGGCCGCTCTTGTTTCCCTTGGAACCGGCAGCGCTCTTTTTGCCTGCTTCACCGCCCGGAGGATTACTTTTCTCTTTCTGTCCGACTCCAGGTAACCTGAACCACGGACCCTGGGCAGGTTCTGTCTTCTCCGTGTCAACGGGCGCGCCAACGTTCTGACCGTCAGCAGGATCATCCTCAGGGACAAGCTCAGCTTCCTTTCCCATGCCCAGGAGCATCGTTGCCTGCCCTTCAGTGATGTCCTCACCGACAGTAAGTACCGTTCCCGGTGGTTGACTGAGACCAACAATATAGGAATTGATCTTTACCTTCATGACCGCCTCACTTTGCCGGGCCGGGCTCAAGCCCGGCCCGTTTCGGATTGTCTCTATTTCGTCGTGATGTTGCTGAACAGGTAGACGCACTTTGCCGAGATGTTGCTCACGACATTGCCGTTCTCATCATAGGATTTCAGGAGGCACTCGTCGCTGTCGTGGCGCACGCGGAAGACGTCGCTCCTCCTTGTCTCATCGCGATACTGTTCGACGATAGGCTCCGCCGCTGAATCTTCGGTCCAGATGAAGGTACGGCCGACGCAAGGCTCGAGAAGATCGACCCGCTCCGTAGCGATGCGGACCAACGCCGCGTACTCGTTGTCCCAGATATCCGTGACGTTCACGGGAAGACCTTTGCCTGCCGAGTCGTATATGGCCCCTCCGACAAGAACCCTGGGTACGTTGAAGATCCGTGCCACCTCGGCGGCTCCGACGCTGTTGATGTCGATGCCGGGGAAGGTGAATTTGAGCAGGTCGACGATCTGTGCCACCCTCCTGAGCCTCTCCAGAGTTGTATAGCTCATGACCAGGCCGTTGGGCAGCATGCCGCACTGCTCGCGGAACGCAAGTTTGCCCGTCGTTACGTCGTCAATCGGAGTGGCGTTTGCTGGATCATCCCATTCATTCGTTACAGCATGGGCCGTGAAATTGGATGCGTTGAAAAGCTTGCCCGCGACGCGCCGTTCCTGGTTACGCACGATGATACCCATAGCTCTTCTCGTGGCGATGAAGTCGCCCTGGCCGGGTGCGCGTCTCTCGAAAAGCTTGCGTTCCCTGTCGTCTATGGGTTCTTCCCAACCGTTCTCTCTCGTGGCATACTTGCCCTCTTCATACTCCCAGTCGCCCCGGTTGTACTGGCCGCGCGGGGCCCTGGAGGTGTCCTCGACAGCGAGGAGCGCCTTCGCCGGGATAACGGGAAAACCGGAGGACTGTTCATCCACCGCAAAGGGCGGCATGATCTGGAGCCCGATGTTGGACATCGCCTCGCCTTCCAGATACTCCATGGCGACGACGCCGAGGTCGGGTCTGTATATGCTCGGTGTATTCGATGATCTCATCTTGTGTTACCTCCTTCTTTTTGTGGTACCGTCGGGCGTCATGGTTACGCCGTCAAGCATTTTCTGGTGACTTCGAGCCAGGGCGTCAGCAGGACGAAGTCATCGGCCGGGAGCTGACCATCCTTGGGATGGAGCACGCATGTCAGCACGCAAGGTGCCGCAGGGGCATTGGCCGCGGTAATCGTGAGAATCTTCTCCTGGTAGGCCGCGTCGGCGGTTGTAAGAAACTCCCCGGAATCACCGCCGCAATCGGTATCGGCAGCCGGATCCGCGCCGACCTCGGAGAAGTACGCTTCGGCGGTTATGACGGGAGAGTCGGCCTCGTCGGCGCCGGCCTTGACGATCGCTCCCATAAGGTGCAGGACCACGTCTGCCTCGTCATTGAAATCCTGGGGCATGACAAACTGCATGATAATGTCGTCGGGGGTCGCCTGGTTGTTCCACCGGATTGCCAGGTCTTTGTTGGAAAGTTGCGCCAATCCGACACCGGTCTCGCCATCGGCGAACTTCCCGAGTGCGGTCCCGTCCTCGAGACAGATTATACTCGGGGCTATGGTGTGCTGTGCAGTCTTGATGCCCTGCATGATCTCGGCAAGGGCAGCCTCTACGGTTGTACCCGTGATCAGGCTTCCGGAATCAGTAACGGAGACGGTGGCCGCTGTGGTGGATTTTACATTCCAGGGGGCCATTTCGATATGCTGGTTGTCCGCGCCTGTCTCGAGGGCGATCCCCTGGGCGGTACCAGCGGCCGCATCGGACACCATGCCGTCGTTGGCACCATAGAGAACGGTACCCCTGTTTATGGCGGTGTCGACCAGGCATTCGACCTCGAATGTTCCCGGATAAGAATTGAGGCGACACGCGACCAGGTCGGCGAGGACGACGGCATATTCCGTTATGCCTATATAGTCTTCGCCTGCATCAGCGTAAACGACCTCCGGAGGCGTCGTGGTGGTACCCGATTTTATCTTGATCCGACGGCGGGCTTCCAGGGCCTCACCGGCCAAGAATGTTTTAATTCCTTCGTTGTACATATCCCTTACCTCCCTTCGTTTGCTTTTTTGATGTATTCCCGGTGCTTCTCCGGGTGCAACTTGGTTATTGCCTGCAGAGCTGCCGTCATGGAGCACTTGTGCGTCGCTACATATTCGTTGACCAGTGCCATATAGCCCTTCTGGTCCTCCTGCTTGCCGTCGGCCCCGCCCACGGGTCCGGCGCCTGCGGCCGTGATGGCTTCGAGCATCTTGCCCTTTTCCTGAGTGACGAGGGTCGTTTCTTTGTCCTGCTCTCCGGCAGGCATGGTCCCCCTGATCGCCTTGAGCTGTTCCACGGTTACGCCGGTAGCGACGATAGAGGTGAACTCCTCGCCTGCTTTGGCACCGAAAACGGTTTCCATCAGGCCGAGGATGCGGGTCCTTTCCGCTTGTGCTGCTGCCTCTACCGGAGCCTTCAGGTCAACACCGGCCACTGCCTGCTCACGTATCGCCGTCACAAGTTCCGGGTACGTGGCGGCGAGCTGTTCGATTGTGGTGATATCTTTCATGCTACGCTCCTTCCCGGAGGTTTGCCCTCCAGATTTTAGATAATATCCGGCCTGCGGCGTTTGAACCTGCGACAGCGCCAGTTGTACAGCCTGGTTAATATTTGCTATGCCGTCGATGAGACCGGCGGCCTGCGCCTGCTCGCCGATAAAGTAGTCGGTGACATCCGTTGACATGTCCGTGAGGACTCTCTCGGATGTAACGCCACGATACCTCGCGATGGCGTCGATCATAAGGGAATAGTAGTAGTCGGCTTTTTCTTCGATGCTCATCCGGCCCTCATCGGTCAATGGCCCGGAGGATATGATCCTCTTATATTTCCCGCGAAAGATCTCTGTGGTTACAACACCGGAGGCTTTCTCCTGGGCAGAGGTGTCGCGATGGGCGTAGACAACGCCGATCGAACCGACAACGGCGGCGACATCGGTGGCGTAGACCCTGGAGGCGGCGGAGCCGATGAGATACGCCGCGCTCGCCATGGTGCCGTACGCAAGGGCTATCGACGGTTTTTTGTCGCGGGCATTATAGATAATCTCGGCCAGTTCAAAAACGCCGTCTATGGTGCCGCCAGGAGAGTCAATTTTGAGGATGATGGACTTGACGGACGGATCTTCAAGCGCAGCGTTGAAGTCGGCGGTGAGTTTCTCGATGGACACGCCTCCGGAGATCTGCATGAAAAGGTTCATCCGTTTCGAAATGATGCCCGTCACATCAATGACGGCGACGCCGTTTACATTTTCAAACCCGGCCGGCCGGTCATTGTTGAGAGGCTTGCCGAGTACCGCCTCAATGGCCGGAATATCGGCCTTTTTTCCATCCAGGCGATCAAGATAGATGCGGTCAATTTCATGGAGCATCTGCTCAGTGATGGCCCAGGGCGTGCCGTTGATAAATTTACCGATCAGTTCGTACATGGGTGCACCTCATGATTGTTCCATGTTGTTCTCGTCGTTGTTCTCGTCGTCGACGGTGTCTTCGCCGGATTTCTTCTTGTCGTCGTCATTCTCGTTCTCTTTTTCTGCCCATTCTGCCGCCCTCGCGGATTCTATCTTCTCTTCCGTAAGGCCGCGCTCCTTCATCATCTCCTGTTCTTCCTGGAGCTGGTCAAGGGTTGCCCGGAGATCTCCGCCACGTTCCGCAATCGAATCGGCCCGGGTCTTGAGGTTATTCTGGATGAGAAGCGCGTCGGCCTGCGCGGCCTTGATCGGCTCGATATCCCCCTTGGGGCTTCCCCGCCAATCCGCCCGGGTGATGGCTTCGCGGAACTCGTAGAACTCCTTGGCATCGATCTCTCCCTTGAGATAGGCCTCTTCCTGAAGCATGGTATATATTTTCTGGCAGGTGTCCTCAGCGAGGGATGTACGGTACATCATGAAGACGCGCCAGGCATCGAGCATAACGGACCGGAAACCGGCGAAATTGACTCCGTCGGTGTCCTTGAAGGCGATGGCGTAGGGCAGATTAAGACCCAGGGCCATACCTTTTTTGATGATCTTCGTGAACGGGTCAAAGGTGGTGCCAGGCCTGTTCGGGGAAAGGAGGTGCGGTTTCTCTCCGGTGTTGCCGTACATGATCGTGCCTCCCTCAAATTCCTGGTACCTGATTTGGCGGGCTTGCGCGCCGGCACCGGGCCTGTCGCCGCCTTCCGTGAGGGCCGCGAGGTTGGCGGCCACATTCATGGGATCAGTACCCATCGGCAACTCGATGAACATGGAGATCGCCGAGGCGATGAGGTTCGTCCATAGTTCTGTCTCGAGATAGTCGGTAAAGTCGCGGAAGAACTTCATTCCCGACGTGAACGCCGGCAGGCCGCGTATCTGCTCTGGCTCGCGGGAGATAAACCGATGGATGACATTCAGCCTGTGGCCGACCGCGGCGGGTATGCGGCGGAAGTTTTCCGAGCTGTCGGGCAGGGTTGAGATACCGTTGGGAGACGAGAGCTTTATCCAGTAGGCGGCTGGCTCACCATAGGGGCCGATCTCGATACCATCGCGGATGTTTGGCTCATTGATCTTATCGACGGGCGTCTTGAGCCGCTGCGGATTGATCACATGGCAGGCCAGGTGATAGGGCCGGAAAGGGTCCTCGATCATATAGAGCAGAATGAGATATTCGCCGTATTCTATGAGGTTGCGAATGCACAGGTACTGGATGGCGCCGAAGGTGAGGCGTCGCGTCGCGTCGGCGAAGGGATACCAGCGACGGTACACGTTGCGCTGGGCAACCTGGAGCGCGCGGACCTTCTCCTTCTCGTAAGGGAGAAGATCGGTATCAAGAGCGGGGATGGGAGTAAGGCCTGAGCCCGCCACAGTGGTGGCAAAGGTGTCGACAACACCGGATGCGTGGGGATCATTGTTTGTAAGATCCACAGACCGCGCGACGATCGTTTCCCTGTCCTGCGCTTCGCGGGTAACGGAAAACTGCCGCTGAGGTGCCCAATTCCTATAGGTCGACTTGTCGCGGCCGGCGGCTTGTTTTCTGTAGGAATACCAGGCATCAGGGGTAATGAGATTGCCGGAAGGACCATAGAGTTTCACGGCGTGCGTCGGTTGCTGCGCCAGGATCTCCATCGCCATCGCGTTACGGGCGGCTGTGAAGATCTCAAGTTTGCTGGCGGTCGAGTTCATCGCGCCTTATACCCTCTCGAAAAGACGGGGCCGCCGCCGGTGCCCTGCTCGGTCCTGTATTGCGCAAGGAGTGCCTGCTCACGGGCGTAAAGAGTGCTCAGGTCGGCATAGGTAACACTGCTTCCGTTTACGGTGACGTCCTGTGCGCCGCTCTCGATGGCTTCAATAGCGGCCTGTACGGATTCGAGCTTTTCTGCTGTGGTCCTAATGGCCATGAAACACCTCCTTGGCTGATTGGCTGCGGGAACTGGGCTCGAACACAGTATTTCTTGCCTGAGGGGCAAGCGTCCTGCCATTTAGACGATCCCGCAATGGTCCGGAGTGGTGTCTTTTGATCATGCGGATATCATCGCATGGGAAAAACACTCAAAAACCAAATCCGGGTCAATCTCGGGTCAAAAAGGGGGGCTATTTCGGGTCAATCTCGGGTCTTAAAGTTCTTGACATGATTTTTTAGGGAAAAAAACAGCAAAAAAAAGGCCCCTCGATTGAGGGGCCGGTTGTCTCATATCTCCGCGAAAAGAGGCATGGTGTCCGAAACAGTGGGCGGGTCCGCCTGGGGCGTTTCCTTCTTGACCTCCTTCGGGCGGTGTTTCGCCCTGCTGTTGTAAATCGACCGCTTGAGGTCGCGCAGAAGGCCCATTCTGTAGCTGTCCAGCCTCTCTACCCGGATGTCGGGCGGGACCTCCTTTCCTGTGCGCTCCAGGGTTCTTGTGCAGACATAAAGATATATCTCGGACCAGTCCCGATCGAGAGGTGCGTCAAGGGAAGCCGGGTAAATATAGGCCATGACCTCCGCATCCGTGGCCGAGCCGGGCTCGCCGGTCATTAGCGCGCAAAGTCGCTCCGTAATGATTTGACCGCGAACCCACTGAGGAAGAGTGTCCGCCCAGGGCGAACGGTGCAGGACGACAGGGTCCGTCAGCGCGTGTACTATGTCGTCAATCCCGCGCTCTGGCTTCTCCTGTTTGCGTTTCTTAATTGTGTCAAGGTCAAAGAGCATGCAAGACCCTCCCTATGCGGCCGATGCGGCTGTCTTCATCGCCTCGCCTGCGAGGGCCACCTTTCTGAGTTTCATAAGATGGTTAATTATCAGGTCGATACGCTCCGGCGTGATGGACGAATGGTAGGCCGCTTTCTTCAACACGTCCGACGAGGTCTGAGACACGAGCCGCTCTATGGTGCCCAGGAGGGTCTTGACGCTGTCAATCGACTGTCTGTCTTCTTCCGTTATGGTCTGGAGCACGAAAAGGTTGTCCTGATTCTCGAGCATCAACAGGCCATCCACGAAGGCCCGGAGCTTGTTGTACGTAGAAAGCTCGCCGGAGATAATCCTTCTTCTGATGAGTTCCTGCTTGTCGGGGTCGACCCTGGCCATCTCCTGCGCCTGGGCGTTGCTGAGCGTGCCGTCAATAACGAGCTTCCTGTTCTCGTCGGTGAGATTGAGAAGGCATATCTTTTCATCGATGCGCCAGATCTGCTTGAAACCCATCTTCTGTGCCAGTTGCTCCGCCGTCCATCCCCTGTCCATGAGGTTCTTGTAGGCAAGGGCGATCTCAATGACGTTCAGGTCCTCTCTCTGGATGTTCTCGAGGAGGGCCAGTTCTTCAACAAGGGCGTCGCTGATTTCATCTATCACCGCGGGCATTTCTGTAAGGCCTGCAAGGAGAGAAGCACGGTAACGCCTCTCTCCGGCCACGATCATGTATCGGCTGCCGCGCGGCGTGACCAGGATCGGCTGGCGAACCCCGTACTCCTTGATGGACATGGAAAGTTCTTCGAGCTTCACCGGGTCAAAGTCCTTGCGCGGTTGGTTCGGGTTGGGGAATATGTCTGTAATGGGTAATTTGGTTGTGCTCATGCTTCGCCTCCCTGCTCCTGACCGTCTTCCTCCTCATCCTCCTGGTACTCTTCCTTTTCTTCCTCTTCGGTTTCCTCAGGTTCCGGCTTGACAGGTTCGACAATCTTGATCTCGTCGGGCACCTTCCCGGTAAGGTCGACGCCGGATTTGAGGATAAGGTCTATAAGCTCGCTCTTTTTACAGTTTCCCGCGCTTTTCTTGTGGAGCACGTCGGCCAGATAATTGACGGCCTTGTCAACGGCGAAGATGCCGAGATCGTTTCCAAACTGCATGATCTCTTTGATCGTCTTCTTCTTGAGATATTCCTCATGAAGAAGCCAGTCGCTGCCAAGGTCTATTCCTAGGTGCGAGGCTATCAGGTGCCGGGTTCGTGACCCCATATACTGGTGAAAGTAACCGACGATCGAGGCCTCACGAATGGCGTCCCTGAGTTCAGGTGCGGTCATCTTCTCGACCTTGAGCCAGACATGCTCAAATTCAGATTCGTAATAGAACCTCTTCGTCTTCATGACCGTTTCCGTAAACCAGCGTTTCACTGCATCGTTGGACCGGACCAGGGCGATGAGATTCAGGCGGAGTATCTTCTCGTCTTCTGGCTGATATTGTGCCCTGGCGACCTCCGGTACCCGTTCCTTATAAAACGCCTCTCTGAAAATAGTGCCGTGGTCGACCTTCGTCTTGGAATTTCCGGAACTACTGCTTTTCGTCCTCGATTTAGACCTTAAGCAGGACGGGTCTGAACAGGCCAGATCGTGATGAACCTTGCCGTCGTAGCCAAGTATGGTAACAAATGAGGCGCAGGGCGCACATTCCGGAAAAAGGTTTTCCTTTGACCAGAAAATTTCATAGGTGCCGTAAGGCGCTTCATCGCTGAAAAGGAAATCGTTCGTCTTGTTCTTCTTGGCGTAGGATGTGCCAGACCAGTTCTCGGAAAGGTACGCGCGCTGGTGTTCGACGAAGCATGGGGAATTCAGACAACTTACCTCCTGCCCGATGAAATCATCCCCGAAGATGGAGCCTTGCACTTCGGTGTTGCGGTTGCAGGAACCACAACCGGCGGCTTTTATCTTGAAAAGAGCCCGTTTGAGAGGTATTGCCTTGCGGTTAATGTGATTTCGGACTTCTTCAACCGTCAATTGCCATTTCGGAGCTTTTGAATAAAACCCTTCAACTTCCTGTGGATCCAGCCGGAGCAGCTGCTCGAGGACACCGAAGGCTATTTGACCTTTTTCCCAGTCCTTGATGACCTTCTTCGGGAGTCTCAGGACCTCCACGCGGCGACGGATATAGCGGGCGTTGATCCCGGACCGTTCGGCCAGTTCTTCGACGGCGCCCTTGCCTTTCTTGTCTACGTACTGCTTGAAGCTGTAGGCCTCTTCCGCCTCCGTCAATCCCTCCCTGTGGAGGTTCTCAATGGTCATGATGTCGAAGGCCTCTTCGTCGGAGAGCTTGCGGACGATTGCGGGGATCTCCTGGCCGGCGCCGTCTTCCTGCGCTACCTGAGAGAAGGCGCGGAAACGCCGCTCACCCGCGACTATCTGAAAGCCCTTTCCCTTCGGACGGATGATGATGGGCTCGAGGACCCCGTTCGCCCGGATTGATGATACCAGTTCGTCTCTGCTCTGACGTCGCCGAGCTTGTGGGCAAAGAGGTCACGGTAATAGAGCGCGTGCTCTTCGGTGGTCTTGATGAAGGTGATCCGGCTTTCCGGCCTGAGCGTGTCGGAGTCGGAAAAGACACGAGCGCCGGCAAGCGGGCGTGATTGGTGGAGAGGGCGGCGCTTGACGAGCCTCAGGGAGGGAAACTCAGCGAGCTGCTCGGGTTTCGTGCACAACCAGTAATCATATCGTTTCTCGCTGTATTCCTTCGCGAAGACCACTTCCGATGAGGGCAGTTCGCGGGCCTCCTTGTATCGGTAGAGGAAGGCGAGCGAGGCGAGAGCGCAAAGGTTCGCATGGAGTTCGTTATATTCCTTTCCCATTGACCATTCCTCTACCGGTACCCGATAGTCGATGACACCGGAGAGGTCAAACATGCGGGCGTAGCCCTTCGCGAATGCGGGCGGGTTCATGAGGATCACCGTGCCCGGGTCGTTGTACTGCGTCACAGCGCGGAGGTCCTCGATCCGGTAGGCGATGCCGGAATAGACCTCGCGGTGATGGATGAGCTGCGAGGCCAGGAGGTCAAGCACCTGGGGGCTTGCGGCAAGGAGGGCCTCGAGGTAGCGCTTTTCAAAAAAGATGTGCGGGCGGAGCTGGCGCTGCTTGATGAGAAAAAGAAGAAAGGCCGCTTTCTGGGCGTCTGTCAGATATGAGTCGTAACGGGTGCGAAGCTCATCGAGAAGGATTGAAAAAGGCAGGTCCGATAGCGGCCGGTCCGTGTAGAAATAGCCCAGGATCGATGAAAACAGCGACACGTCGGATGCCACGATCGAGGAGGCCGGGAAACCCGCCTGCAGGGCGCACTTCACGAGAGCGAACTGGCCGCAACAGGGCACGACGACGCGATCGAACCTGGGCCGCAGGAAGACAAGCGCCTTGGCAATGAATTTGCGCTGGTCGGATTGCGTATTACCGAGAAAGATCTTTTCAAAGTCCATAGCCATGGATGCGCTCCTTTTAAAACGTTACCGCGATGTTGAGGGCTGCGGCGGAAAACCAGTACGCCGCGTGACGGAGATCGCCATGGGCGGCGTATACACATCCCGCGGCGAGGGAAAGACCGATAATAATGCCGGGAAATAGTTTCTGCATCATGGTCTCTCTCCTTCATTCAACGTCTTCACCGTTTCCGACCGTGATCTGCCTTTGAAGCGAGTGACGTATCGGGCTGTGGCTTATGCTGTTCAGCCAGTCGTCAATTTCCTTCGTGGTGCCCAACCAACGACCATTGACGCAGAGGCCCGGCAAATTCAGGGGCACGTATATCTTGTCGAGGCGTTCTTCGGTACAATTGAGATATTGTCTGAACTCCGTTTTTGACGTGAGCAGGATGTTGCAGGACTGGGGTTCTTTGGGCATTAGCGTGATCTCCTGGAAAAGCGTTCACGGAGGTCCGTGCCGCGATCATAAGCTATCGGAGGCGGCGGCGGGGCTGCCGGCTCCGGTTGCAGGGGACGATACAGGTTGATACCCCCCAGGGGCCACTGCCAATGGGCGAGGCTCATCGCCAGGATTTCGCAGTCGAACAAGTGATTGTCGTTGCGTATCTTGACCCATGACTCGGCGCCCTTGCGGTCGCGGCGTTTTTCTTCTGCCAGTATGTGCCTTGTGTAGGTACGGTAATCCGCTTCCTCTCCGGCGTGAAGATATGCTCCCTGGGGATCGCCGCTTATGGCCTGCTGAAGGTGGCGGTGGTAGGTGTCTTTCATTTCGTGCGTGTCAATCAAGACCAGTTTAAAGGGGTTGTCGATCTTCTTGCCTGAAGGCATCTTGACGATGGGTTCACCATATTTGAATGTGCCAGGAACACCGCTGGTCGAAGATGAACCCTTTGTACCGAAGACATGACACTGTCTCAGGGCTGCCTTTTTTATAAGTCTGATGATCCACGAGTATGTCAATTCCGTGGCTGATACGCCCATCACCGACTCGCTGCCGCCGGTGTCGATGGCCACGCGCCAGATCCTCATCGCACGATCGCTGTTGCGGACCGGATAGGCCTGCTCACAGATGAGCTGCTCGATCCCCTCCCAGGACGTCTCGCCGTAATGGATGAGCCATGATGTGAAATCTCGCGCGAAGGCCCGAACGAGGAACCATAGGCCGTATTTCTGCACATCGACGCCAAGGGTCAAACCGACTGCGGTCTCCGGAACTGTCTGGGGCGGCAGATCGCACCTGGCCTTGAGCAGGTCCGCTTTGACCGTTGTCTTGACCACCTCTTTGAATGGCTCGGCCTTGACTTGCGTCACAAAGGTGTACTTGGCCGTGTGGTCGTTTTGACCTTCCAGGAAGCGTGCTACGGAATAGGAGAGGCTTCTGTTGCGCGAGTACCATATCGGGAGGTGAAAGGCTACGGAGCGAGGACGAATCACGGGGACCCTCGGCTGCCAGTGACCGCGCGAGACGGCTATGTTGCGCTGGTAGTCACTCCAGAGAAACCTGCAGGCCTCGCATTCATACCTGGCAAGGCGGCCGTTTTCTATGGTGCGCGGATCCAAGATCTGCTTGGGCCATGTGATCTGGTCGAAGATCATGATCTGTGCATGGCCGCATGTAGGACAGACGGCATAGAAGTCACGGATCTCATCGGCCTTGTAGTTCATCACCCGGGTGATGGGACCGTTCTCTCTGTTCGGGGTGGACAGGTACATGATCTTTTTCGTGTTGGGGTACGCGGTCGTGCGGACCTCGCCGAGTGCGAGAGGGTCGGCCTCCTTACCGGAGAACTCTTCGTATTTGTCGCATTCATCGAAAAAGAGATATTGGATCGAGACTTCCGACAGGGCGGAAGGCGAATTTGCCCATACCGTCCTTATGTGCGTGCCGTTAAGAAGCGAAAGATTGAGGGTTCCCCAGGACGTGGTTCCCGAAGGCAGGAGGGCTCTCAGGCGCTGGGACTCCAGAAACAGGTTCTTAAGCTTCAGCCCGCTGAAATCCTTCGCTTTGTTTTCCGTCGGCATGATGTACATTATGGGCCCGGGCGCCTGGTCGGCGACGAAGCCCAGGCAATTCATGGCTATCTGGCTCTTGCCTGTCTGCGGGGAGAAACAGAGTACGATGGACTCGATGTGCGGGCGGGCCCAGGTGTCCATGGGCTCAACGAGGTAGGCAAAATTTTCGTTGAACCAGGGGCCTTTGTGCTCTCCTTCCGTGACCGTCCGATAGCGGGCCGCCCATTGTGAAGGGCTGATATTCTCCGGAGGCGTGAAAAAGGCAATCTCTTCATCATAGAACCTGAACGGGAGAGTCATTGCGGGATCACCTCGCCGGAGGGACCGCACGCCACTGTCATGTTTCGATACTGGACCAGGTTCCCCAGCGCCGTGTTGATTCCATGACGGGCGAGTTCGATGAATTCAGGAAGGTACTGGTGGTCGCCGTGAACGGTCTCTATGAAGTTGGGAGCTTCGGAAGTAAAATAGTTGATCAGGTACACCTTGAAGAAACCCTCCCGTTTGACAAGCTCCTCGGCGACACGAGAGCTGATTTCTTTGTCGATATCGGTGTTGCGACGTTGAAGCAGACGGAGCTGCTCCTGGGCGATGAGGTTGTTCGTTTCGAACTTCTCCTGCTGGAGTTCTTCGAGGCGTTGTTGTTTCGGATCGTCCTCACCGTCGGCCCTTTTGATGCGTGTGAGATTGGCGGCTGCGTAGCGGTCGAGTTCGTTTGAGTCATATTCGCCCGAGGCATTGGGCCTGAGCAGACCCGCCTTTTTGTGATTGTAGAGCGATGACTTCTTGATCTGGTACCCCTGGGCCGTTAAATAATCGAGGGCCTTCAGGAGATTGGGGAAAGTCACCCCGACCGGAGGCAGTTCAGATTCGTCAAGGATCTCTCCCCTGAGTTCTCGCATGAGACGAAAATCCGTCATGGATGCCGTTCCCAAACCGATACGGTTCATTATATCCAGAAGAAGCCTGCGGCTGGCTTTCTTTGTGGCTTCGATGAGTTGCTTATCTGTGTCCGTGTCAGTCAAGTTCGCTCCGTGTGAACGCCAGTAGAGACGCTACCGCTTTTTCACAAGCTCGATATTTTTCCATTTTTCCATGTCCATTTTTCCAAAAAGCTGCCGATTATTGAGATCATCTGCGCCGTGAGCAGGTCTAGCTCCACGGAGGACCCGCTCTCACCTGGCACCGCCTCTGTACCTCTCGAGCCAGTACTTGAAACGCGACGTGAACTTTTCTTTTATGACTGCCTTTGTCGGCTCCATGACGTACCGCGAGCCAAAGAGCATGCCCACACCGGGGCCATAGAGCTGCTTGAGGGGCAGGCGTTCTTGACCCCGCCGCTGCATAACCGCTATGTGACCTGATTTCAGACGGATCATGAAGGCCTTCGGGTCCGTGGTGACCGTCTTTCGTCCGTGAGACCTCTTGACCAGCACCGTGACCTCGCCCCCGCGAACCTGCCATCCTTTGGTCTTTGCTTTGCGCGTGTACCGAAAGCCTCGTTTATTAGCCGTGACACCTTCCTGCTTCGCTCCGAAGTAGGACAGGGCAATACCTATTCCCTTGCCGCTGATCACTGCCTGGATCAGGGCGCCGCTTGCCCTTACCGATATGCGCAGGAATTCCGCGATACGGCCGGGCTTTATGTTGTATCTGGTCACGATCTGTCTCTTGGCCTCGGCCGTGCCCTGCTTGGCCACGTCATTGACTGCTCTGACCGATGCCCGGGTAACAACCTGCGGGTCCAGTCTCTTTAGTGCTTTCTCCACGCCTTCGACCTTTATGTCGACGTTCATCTGTATGCCTTCCTTATGCCGTAATTTCCCGGACGAGTGAAAGAACTGGTGCAGCGGCCTCTTTTGCCGCTTTCCTCCTCAGCGCCCTGGCCGTCTTCTCTTCCTCTGTGATCACCCTGTCGGTGCCGTATTCTTTCACCGTCACGCCGTCACCCGCGATATACCACCGTGGTTCCGGAGGCGGTCCGGACGGCTTCTCCTGCCCCTGGGGTTTGTCCTGATGATCTCTTGACTCGGGCTCTATCCAGTCCCGCCAGTATTCGACTTTGTCTTTACCCCTGCCGGAGACCAGGAATCTTTGAGGATCTCTGATACCTATGCCGTCGCGGATCATCTGGCTGTCCGCGTAGTGCTTTGCGGCGTGAACGCAGAGAAGGGCCTCGCAGGGTTTCAGATTACAAAACAGGTCGAGGGCGATAGGCTTGCCGAGCTTCTTGCCATTGCGGGCGGGGTAGTTTTTCCAGAACTCTTCAAAGAGGGGTACATATAAGTCTTTTATTTCTTTCTTAAAAACATTCTTATCTATGGTGTCGGTACATTGTGGCTCTCGTGTGGCTTTCGTTGTGGCTTTCGTTGTGGTCTTCACTGTGGCTTTCGTTGTGGTCTTCACTGTGGCTTTCGTTGTGGCTTTCGTGTCGTGCTGATTGCCGTCAACACTTGATGCGCCTTGTTCTACATCCGTGTCCCTGTGGCTCTCGTTGTGGCTCTCGCTGTGGCTCTCGTTGTGGTCTTCATTGTGGCCTTCGGTGTGGCTCTCGCTGTGGTCTTCATTGTGGCTCTCATAATGTGACCGTTCATTTCTGATTTCATTTTTAATTTCATAGTTCTTTGGATTCTGATCTTCGTCATAATTACAAATGGTTATGATTAAACCGCGAGTGGTTTTTTCCGTAGAAATCATCATTTTTTCCGTCAACCACTTAAGGGCCTTTTCGCAATCCCACTTCGAGTACCGCACCTTTCGGAAACCGACAAACCAGCACAGTCCGTCCCGGATGTCATCATAGGTGGCTATCAACTGGCCTCTCTTGAGCTGTTCCCCGTCAACAAACATGGAGTTTCTTACGAGCCAATCGTATATCTCTCGAATATGCGGCGGGGCGTGGGCGATGCCGGCGCCGTCGATACAGCGGGCTTTTAGATAGAAGCCGCCTTTGATCATCGGATGTCCCGGGAATTACCGAGCGTATTTTTCATGTCATTTCTCCCTGGCCTTTCTTTGTCATCGCCCTGGAACATTATTCTTCTCTGTAGCCAGATTGCTTTATTACCATTCCACCGTCCTAGCCTTGATACAGGCATAGCCAACAATGGCTCCAACAGCCACGTCTAGCAGTTCTTCCGCTATTGCTTCCGCATCTTTTTTATGCATGGCATCTCTCAGTTCGTTATATTCCTCATCGATCATGCCCCTAATTTCATGGGTGGAGGCTAACGATCCATAGCCCTTTTGCTGGATCCTGGCATTGAGTTTGGTCACCATGTCAATTACGGCGCTATTGATATCACCTTTCATAAGCTGTGTTCTCTTCACTTACCCTCCTTGTGGAGATTGTCGTGGCCCCCGTTCATGACCGCGAGGCACTTCTTACACGTCACCGCCTCAGGACGGAGCGTCCAGCTTTGCCCCTTCGACAGGGGTATGGGTCCCGGTGTTGCGTAGCAAAGGGCGGACACGTTGCCGTTCTGGTCGACCTTGCTGGCCATGTGGTAGATAGTCATGTTCATCGCTATACCGATCTCATCAAAGATCTCGCCTCCCGCCTTGCTTCTAACTCCCGAGTCACAATCTGATATATTTCCCAAGTTTGGTGGCCTTCCTTTTCGAGCCTATCCAAGATGTAGCGCAACCCGTAGGGATTCATCTCGCTAATAGTGTATTTTTCATGTCATTTCTCTCTGGCCTTTCTTTTGCGCTTTTCTTCTTTGGATTGACTCTTTATTCGTGCGATCGCCCTTATGCAAAGACCGGGCTTTGCTTTCTCGCACTCTTCATATGTTGCTATATCCTGGACAGAGGGACTATGGAGTTTCCAAACCGTCGCCGGGGGCTCGCCTCGAACCATGTGCTGTGCCGTGGTATGCTCCGCCGAAGTCGGGAGGTAGGCTATTGTATTATCATCCTTGCCGACCAGTCGATAGAACGTTGCCATCGCTACAACCCATTTCTTTCCCTGCATATCGACAACCATTTCTGGATGATCCTTCATATCTTGCCCTCTTCTTCCTTTAGCATCCTGTCCAGCGCTTTCATTATGCGTTTCAAATTGCCAGACGGGTCGGGGTCTATCGGCTGTTCGTTCTTACGCAGGTTTTTGTTGTGCCCTCTCGCGTGAATAAAAATGCAGTGAATATCCCAGTGAAGGCAGAAAATCTCACTAAGGAGTACGCGGCGGGTTACCATGCGGACCTCCGTATCGGGTTTTCAGCGGGCCGGGACTGCAATTCCCGGTTGACGATCTCGTAGATCTTCCAGGTTTGATGACCCTCCTTCTCGAGCCGGTCCAGGATGTAACGAAGACCGTAGGGATTCATCTCGGTGATGTTGCACCATATCCCTGATTTGGTCTTGTAGTACCACTGCGTTCGGTCCTGACTGAACGAGAATTCCAGCTTGTGCTCGCCCCGGGTATGATTGCCGGCCGCGTTCTTGCCTTTGAACGACCGCGATGATTTGCGCATAACCGATCACCTCGCTTTGAAAATATCAGCCCGGCTCCGCGACAGAGCCGGGCTTTTTGGGGGAAGTATGTGCAACATGCGAGGTATGGACAGAGATTCCTAAGGGACGGACTTTTCTTAGGGCCCGGTTTAACAGGCCTACGTTATGGTTTCGCACGGTGAAGCGAGACAGGTAGGCATTGCCGTCGCCGTCCTTTAACGTGATCTCGAATTCAAGACAATCTTCATGCTGGGTAGCGCCCAGGATGCTCTGAATGATAAGGTCGTGGCTGTCACTCATTTTTGCCTCCGGTCTTGTCGCTGTTCCCCTTGCTGGCTTCTTCTTCGATGGGTGTGAAGTTCTCACGAAGCGGCATGACGACACACAGGTAATCGTCGGTGTCCATCACCACGGCGCCGTAAGTACGGGGATAACGAACCACCAGTTGGTCCGTTTCGATGTGTTCTACAGCGTCGTACAGGTACTCGATGTTAAACTCCATCTGGAAACGGCCCTTGTTGTTGAATTCGCAATCGACGGTTTCCTGCGCGTAGCCCTTGTCAGAATCGATCCGTACAGTGAGCCCCGACGGCTCCGTCCTTGAGAGCCGCAGAGAATCCTTTTTGCCGCTGAGCGGCGCCATCCTTCTCAGGCAATCGAGGAGTTGGACCCGCTTGATGATCATGATGTTTTTATCCCCGGTGCCAGCGGCGGCGCCTTCGTAATCGGGATAGGCCCCCGAGAGTGTCCGGAAGATAATCGTCGCCCTGGCAGTCATGAACTGCACCTTTTCCTCGTTGATGATTACGCCGACCGTATCGTTGTCTTCTATCATCTCCCGGAGGATCTTCACGTTCTTGCCCGGGATGACGATCTGTGGGGAATCGGGAGTGTCCGCGCCGACGTCCTTGCGGAGCATGGCCAAGCGGAAGCCGTCGGTGCCGCACATCCTGAACTGTCCGCCCTTGACCTGCATGAACATGCCGGTAAGGACGTAACGATCTTCATCGTTGGACACGGCATAAAGGACCTTGCGGATACCTCTCAGGATGTCCTTTCCTTCGAGAGAAAAGGCCTCGGTGTCGTTGAGAAGCTGTATCTCCGGGAAATCCTTCGGATCGGCGAGGGCGAGACCGATCTCGGTCCTGCCATGCTCTATCTTCAACATGGTGTCATCGCCGTTGCGGGTGAATTTTACTTCCTGATCCTTGAGGTTTTCGAGGATCTCTGACAACGTGCCGGCGTGGATGACCACCTTCGCGTCTTCGGCATCGGTCTTGAAGCTCGTGATCGCAGAAACCTCGAGGTTGGTAGCCGACATTGTGTTGCCGGGCAGGTCAAAAAGAAGGCTCCGGCATATCGGCATAAGCGATTTGTGCTTGGTGATCCCCTTGAGGAGATTCACCTTGCTCTGGAGATACTCCCGGTCCAAGATTATTTCCATAAGGTCTCCTTTTGACGGGAGGGCCAGCGTGTGGAAGGGGTGCGATGCACGACGCCGACCCTCTTTGTGCTGCAATAGTGGGGGCAGGTCCATTCGGCCGGGCCGCGCTGCCCCATGTCGATATTCACACGCTGGTCATGAACACCCAAACTATGAGAAACACCATAATTGCTACAGCGGGAATACTGAGTACGTCTCCTGTATCCATGGGTGCCTCCATTCACGACGGCCGCGGGCTCGGGCCGCAGTATGTTTTCAGATACTCCTTGAGGGTTGCCGTGTTCCCGTTCTGAGCGTCTATGATCGCCAGGCGATACTTGACGGGATCGAAAGGGTGCAAGGTCTTATCGGTCTTCACGGATCCGCTGGCTTCCCGGGACTGCCCGAAGAGTCTCTCGACGACGGCGTCTGCAATAGCCAGAATGTCTTCGCGGTCCAGTGTCATCGTTTCACCGTCGCAACGCTTCCAGGAGCGTCTCGTTCTGGAGCTTGAGCCTTTCGCATTCTTTGTCCTTGTTCTCGAGGAGAATCTCGTAGGCTTCTTTCCGGGGCTTCATTACGTGGTGCCTTCTAAGGTTCATGTACCGCGTGGGTATCCAGTTACCGCAAATGTCCTCCAAGTGGGGAATGTGGTCGGGATCGAAATTCTTGCGGCCGCCGTTCAAGGCTTCCGTGAAATGTGACTGCTGGTATTCGTATTTGGTACGGATCTTGAGTTGGTGGATGATCTCCTTGTCTGTGAGGGGACAACAATCCCGGCACAGCTTGAGAGAGTCTCTCACGGATTTGCATCTCCTGAGGATCAGGTCATCCGCGACGTCTTCGGAGTTCAGAACGAAATTAAGGGCCTCCTGGTGCATCTTTCCCACCTATTGAGCCGTATGGGAAGGTATCGGAAATTTTTTCCGATGCTTTCCCATACGGAAATCGCTAAGATTCTTTTGCACTGAATTTGTAAAGGACTGTAACCAGGAGCGCAAAATGATTGACAAAAACCCCCGCCCCGTGACAAAATCATCTTGTCGAGAGAATGATGGGCCACGTTCGCGGGCGGGGGCTGTCCTATTCTTAAGGAGGTTATTCATGACGAATTTCCTTGATGATTCCACTATTGAGCTTCCCTGCGAAAACTGTGGCCGCGTGACGAAGAAGACCATCGGATGGATAAAGCGTAACACGCAGTTTGCCTGGGCCTGTGGAACCCCGATCCACCTCGACACGAGCCAATTTAAGAGGGAGATCGCCAAAGTTGATCGGGCTTTTGCGGATCTTCGAAACACATTGAAGAAGCTCAACAAATAACATGAACGGGCCGACATCGGCCGTTATTTTCAGAGCCCGAGAGGCAAGTTGACGTGTCGGTGGCTGAGTTGATAAAGGTGTCATTTGATTCTCCTCCGTCTACGGGGCAACAATGAGATTCCCCTCGATGTCTTTTTTGACTTGTTCGAGTATCTCAAGGGCTATCTCTGAATTGAGGCCGACGAACAGGGCGTACACCGCGGCGCAAATGGCGTATTCCTCCTCCTGGGATAGTTCCGGGCGAATCGTGACGTGGTACGTTCCAGGTTCCAATTCTGTTTCCAAGTTTTCCACCTCTTGGAAACAAGAATATTTGCATCACGCATAATTGTCAAGCATAAAATTATACGGGACGTATATAATGGCCACCTTGGGTGATAGAATTAAGGAATTACGATCGAAGCTAGGAATGGGTCAGATCGACTTCGGTCGGTCCATAGGCGTGACCAATGCTTCGGTATCGAGAATCGAAAAGGGAATTATACAGCCGAGGGAGTCACTTCTTACTGGAATATGCGCCGTCCACGGTGTTAGTCGAGAGTGGCTTGAAACCGGCCAAGGCGAGATGTTTAAGAAGGCGGCCGGTGGCCTGGACAGATTCTCTCCCGCCCAGAGGGCTCTTTTGGAGCGCTTCTCTGGTTATTTCGCTGAGAAGGTACCCATTCCTGAAACGGAAGAAACCATGGAGATCGTCCAGGCGCTCATCAATATCCTGATGTCGGAAAATGAAAGCGCAAAGCGGGCCATAAAATCGAGCATTCTGGCCGTTAATCAGACGTTGGACAGTCGCGAAATTGAGTCGCCTAGTCCGAAATCAAACCCCGGGTCAGGTACGAAAAGAACCAAAGTGGGGTGATTTTCGTGCATTTTAGAAAATGATGAACATTGTAACATATTGACACAGTTATTTCCGATCTGGTGGTGACATTCGTCACAGTCCAGGACATATTGTTATGTTAACGTTGATATTATGTCAGTAAGGATTCGTTCGGGCAGATTTGTCGTTGATTATTACCCGCACGGAAGAGCCGGCAAGAGGGTGCGCCTGACTCTGCCGGACTCCGTCCGCGATATCGAAACCGCGCGGGAAATTGAAAAGCATCTTCGGAGCCCTTCGCAGCAGGGCGAAATCGTCTCGAGCACCGCCTCTGTCAACGAGCTTTTTCCCCTGTATGTCGCTTACTGTCACATGCACCAGGCACAGCGCACGGCCGGAGATGTCGAAATGACCTTCAGGGTACACATCCGGCCGATCCTGGGAAACTACAGGGTCGAGGAGATCGGGAAGGAACACACGACGATCTACAAGAAGCTGAGGCAACAGCAGAGCATTATCGCCCACAAGGACCGCGGGAAAGAGATTGACGGTGAAGATACGGAAGGTGAAAACAAGCCGGGAAGGATGAACAGCAAGGAAGGAAAGGCGGGCAGAGGTCCGACGAACAGAACGATCAACAAGGAGATGTACTATTTCATGGGGTTCCTGAAATGGTGCAGGAGGGAGCACAAGGTCAACGTGGCCGATTTCAGGTACGAGGCTTTGGAGGCCAAGAGACACATCCCTACCGTGCTATCACCGAAAGAGGCCATCGACATCATCAAGAACACGGACGACTTCCATCGCGTGTTCTTCCTCGTGCTTTATTTTCTAGGGCTGCGGTTCTCGGAGGCAACCGCCCTACGGATCGAGGACCTGGACGCCTCCAACAAGACAATCGTGGTCCGGGAGGGCAAAGGGGGGAAGGAGCGTCTGCTTCCCGTTCCGAACTTTTTGATCGACGAGATCAAGAGAATTGTCGGCGACAGGAAAAACGGGCTCATATTCTTGAGCGAGAAGAGCGCGTCGAGGGTGGTGGACGTGAGGTGCGCGATAAAAAATGCCTGCAAAAAGGCGGGAATTGAGAAGGCCATCACGCCGCATTCTTTCCGGCACACCTATGCGACTCATCTCATGGGTTTGGGGATCAACATAAAAACTATCCAGTTATTGCTGGGGCATGCCCGGGAAAGCACGACCGCCGATATGTACACCCATGGGACGCTGCAACATATGCGGTCCGCACAATCTACCCTTGAGAAACAATACAATAGAATCAATAAGAAAAAGTAGATGCCGTTCAAGGTATCTCCAAACTGAAGCTGTTGTAAATCATAAATATTTCAAGAGCAGTCTCTGGCACCTTTGTCTATTTCTCCGAGTACTTCGATAATAGTAATTCTTTAATTCTGCTATTATTTTTTTTTCTTTTTGCTTTCCCTTGATGAAGAAGCCCAAATTAATGAATCAATCACTTTTATATCGCTAAAATGTTGCGGATTGAAACGTTCTCGAAAGGCCTGAATTGACCCTTCAAGTAGTCCATCGTCCAGCACTTTATTGTACTCAGTGACAAGATATTTATGAAACCGTATCAAACGTGAGACCCTGCTTTCAACGGGTAAACTGTAAGAGGGCGGCGTGAAACTATAGAATTCACGAATCTTTGAATCATATATTGGAAATCTCTGATTAAGCATGTGGCATAATTTCGTACAGAACGAGAATTCAAGCGCTTGCTTGTTTGGTCGCACCGGTACTGCGAAAAGCTCATTGACGAGGCTTCTAAGTTCAGGAACGCCATTCTCTAACCCTGTCTGAAGATGCTGAAAGTACGTTTGGCAATAATCTTGTGACAAACCGGCGCCATTGAGTACCCAATAAGTCTTGTACCTTTTTTGATATTCGGGTTCTGCTACCCGATGTGTATTCTGAATCAACCAATCATAGTCTGTAATGTGACCTGGCTTAATGGATTGAAGAATCTGATCGATATTCTGATTAATCTCATCATATGATGGCATGTTCGCACCCCCCCCCAATGACACACGCACCGCATACGCGAGCTTCCGAACCTGCATGTCTTTTAAGCGTAACCCGGGATTCTCCTAGTTTGAAAAACAGTATACTTCTTTTGAAGAGCTTCCCGGAATCATCTTTGTCGTGGAGCCTCAAGCATATTTCCTCATCGGGGAATGGGACAACCCTCCCCGTTTCGTCCATCGGCAAGTCTGAATCAATCAGCGTCATAATGTATTGAAGTCCGTGTTCAGAACATATTCGGCGAACCATCTCGATGTCGCCACCCCAGTTGACAATTTCAAAAGTCACTTCGTTGCCGCTCACATCAACATCAATGCTCCACATCATGCGTGGATTTGGAATGCAACGTAGCAGATTGGGATCACCGTCAAAAGGAAGGTGATATCGAATAACCTGTCGGGAATTACTTTGGCCAGCTCCGAAAAAAAAACGGTGATGAGGATGATCCTCGGCGGGGATCATTCGTTCATGGGTTGAAATATAAGCATCATCAAATCTTAAGCGAAGCGGATCAATCCTCACTTGAGAAAGAATTCGCAGAGTATACGTTTCGTCTTCGACTCGAGAAAGAATAGTTTCATCTAGTGATTCTATTTCAGACTTTGCCCGCTGAAGTTGTGCTGTAAAGGCTTGGCCAGCATCGATTTCTGCAAATACATGCACGATTAATTTCCCCCTTTTGCTTTCGTGACAACCCCAAACACAAGCTTGCTGCTGAATGTAATCTCTAAAAGGTTATTATTTAGCCCTGCACGTTGTCAATGTTTACGGTGTTTTTATCAGAATAGACATGGGAATAATGGATCACTTATCGTTAAATTGATGCACCCGCCATGATTTATAGCTTCCCTCCGTCCTCCTGGCTTACAGCAAAAGCAACCGCACGTCCGTAAAGTGAAACGGCGAAGTTTCGAATGCTCAACTCTTCGTTTGGTTGATTTAAAAGGCCTTTGACGCCGTCAACCTTGTTGCTCGTGAAGAAACATGCGGCATCGTAAAGACCTTCCCTCACGAAGCGAAGGCAAGCTATCTCGTACCTCTTCGCATAAGAAAGTCCCTGAAATTCCTTGAGCACCGGGAAATGCGGCAATTCAACGGGCTGGGTAGGGTCAGTAGAACCAGGATGTTCTTCAAGCATAAACAAATATCCAAGCCATGGTCGTGCACCGGGTTTAAAAACTCCCTCTCTATAGGCTGTCCAAAAGTCAGTCGCATTCCCTAACGCTTCCTCAATTCTATTGTTGAAATTATTCCCGAAGCTACCTACCTGGCTTTTTACTTCGACAACCGCAACCAGATCGTTGTTCGACTTCACAACGATATCCCACTCTTTCATAGGACGAAAAAAACCGGGAAGGGTCCGCAACTTTCTTTTGGTGGTGAAAATTTCGGCACTGCTAAGCCCTGCTTCTTGACAAATGGTAGCTACGACAGATACAAATCCATCCGCATGCTTACCTCCGGTCACTTCCCCTCGCTTGCCTGCGTCCTTCTGACCGTCCTTACCTTGGTTCTTTTCCTGCGTCTCGCGAGTCTGCCAGTAATGTGCTACTGCCTTCCCCAATTCCTCGTTATAGTCTTTCATCGGATTGTCCTGACTTCAGCATTTGCGGGTATCGACTTCCGGCCTTTTTCGACTGCAGAAACAGCCATATCGAAATATACCTGATCTACTTCCACGCCAATCGAATTTCTTCCGGTTTTTGCGGCGGCCAGCGTCGTTGTTCCCGTTCCCAAAAAGGGATCAAGAACCGTGTCACCAACAAAAGAAAACATACGGATAAGCCTCTCGGCCAGCTCAAGAGGATACGGAGCTGGGTGATTTTTAGTGCTAGCACCGGTCAATCCAGTCCATATTTGTTGAAACCAAATTTTATGCTTTTCGGCTGGTATCACCGATAGGATCCTCGTGGCTACGCTAGGACTTCTATATCCTCCCGCTTTTCGCTGCATCAGAATGAATTCGATATCATTCTTGACAACTGCATTGGGCTCGTAAGGCTTCCCCAAGAAACCGCCACCGTTACCGGCAGCTTCGTAAACGGCATTTGCGATCTTATACCAGATTATCGGAGCAACGTTCGAAAAACCCAGTTGTCGGCAGTGTTCTTGAATGGAGGCATGAAGCGGTACAACGGTGTGTTCCCCATTGTTTTTTCTACGCGACAGACAAACGTCTCCTACAACGCAAATCAATCGCCCCCCAGGTACCAAAGCTTTTAAACAGGCAGCCCACACCTTATCGAGTTCCGCCAGAAAGATTTCATAACTGCCGATATGACCCATTTGACCTTTAGTCTCTCGGTATTGTTTCAGGGTCCAATAAGGAGGCGAGGTCAAGACTAAGTGGATGCTTTCTGGTCTTAAACAATCGAGATTTCTGGCATCACAGAGATACAGATCATGAGAGGTGGGAATCTCAGGCAACCGCTTCTCGATGGCCTCCGTCAATTTGGGGTTTTTAGCAATCCTAGGTAGGTCGGTTTGATGATCACTAATGCGCCCGATCTCTTCGGGAATCCATTTCTCGGGATCGAAACGAGCCTTCATGGACATCTTATTCACAATGTCGATGCGTTGTGTAGATTGTGTAGCTCTGGGCACCATAGTCCTAATCTACACTTTTTCAATCTTTTTTGGAAGTGCGCTATTGAAAGAGAAAAAGGGTTCAGCTAACGCTTTCCCCTTCGCATACAATAGATGGCACCGAAATGATCAATCCCGAAAAAAACTTCGGTGGACTTTTAAAAAAATGTAGTCACGGCGTAGTCACCGTTGTTTTCGTAAAAGCGCGCCTGCCGGGACTTGAACCCAGAACCTACGGATTAG